CTAATAACATCATTAATTGTTACTGCAAGAAAAATTGCAGAAGAACACATGAGCAGAGCAATCATTTCACAAACTCTTAGACTTTTCATTGATACTTTAGAAGATTACGAAGACCCACTATGGGAAGGTATGAGAACTGGCCCATATTTAAATTATTATAAAGATTATATTGATCTGCCTTTTCCTGATGTAAGTTCAGTAACACATGTAAAGACGTATGATGATAGTGATACAGCAACGACTTTTGCAAGTTCAAAGTATTATCTTGATAATGCTAGACAACCTGCAAGATTAGTTCTTAGAACAGGTGAAACATTTCCAACTGCTTTAAGAGTAGCAAATGCAATAGAGGTGCAATATGTAACAGGTTACGCTGATGCTAGTTCTGTTCCTGCACCTATAAAGATCGCCTTACTACAGATAGTTGCATTCCTTTATGAGCATAGAGGCGATATGTATGAAGGACAAAGTTCATTACCTACAACAGCAAGAAAGCTGTTAGACCCATACGTTGTTTATTCTGGATTAGGCAGTTCTAAATTGCTACAAATAGGATAATGGGAATTGGTAAGTTCAGACACTTTATAACTTTACAAGGACAAGGAACAACTAGAGATTCTGGTGGTGGGATTAGTTCTGGATTTAGCACTATAGCTTCTGTATATGCAAACGTAGTGCCTAAAAGTGGTAAAGAGGTGTATAAACGAGGCAAGTTGGTTGGGAGCGTTACACACGAGATTACAATTCGTTATAGAACAGATATTACAAACGCATCAAGAATTAGTTTTAATAATAAGCTATTTAACATTAGATCAATAATAAATATTGACGAAAGGGGCAGATATTTAAAACTAATGTGTGAAGAAGGAGTTGCTACATGAGTTTTAAGTTTGATATGAAAGATTTTTCCAAAAAATTAGAAACAAGATTAAGAAATAACAAAGTCAAAACTTTAGTTACAAGGGCAACATTAATGGTTGAAGGTTCTGCAAAAGAAAGTATCTTAAAGGGAGGTACAGGAAAATTATATGAAAAATATAATCCAAGAAGAACACATAGAGCATCAGCACCAAAAGAACCACCTGCTAGTGATACTGGATTTCTTGTTTCACAAATTTCAATGAATGTAAAAAAAGAAGCTAATGGTGTAGTTGTAGGGCAAGTTATAAGTGCTGCACCTTATTCTGCACATTTAGAGTTTGGCACAACTAATATGACAGAAAGACCTTTTATGCAACCTGCATTAGAAAAGAACAGAAGAAAAATAGA